TTAATATTTATATTCTTGACACTCCGTTAGAAGGTGTTATAATGAATAACCATGACTAGAGAAGAATTATTCGCATTACACACAAAAATTTGCCAAGAAGCCAAGGAATTGATGGAAAAGAAGAACAATGACTATGCTTCTACTTCTGATCCGTTCATGAACTTCCGCCGAGCGGAATATCTTGGGTTTTCTACCGCAGAACTTGGTGTTCTTATCCGAATGACGGATAAAATGTCAAGAATCTCCACCTATTTAAACCGTGGAGAACTTTGTTTGAAAAACGAGAGCGTTTATGACGCAATCGTTGACATTATCAATTACAGCGTTATTCTTGCTGGATTGCTTAAGGACAAAGACGCAAAGAAATGAAATTTTACACTGCCTGCGCTCTAAAGGGCAACAAGATACTTGTCCGAGGTTATCGCAATGGTGTTCGGTTTACGGACACCGTTGCGTTTAAACCTTCTCTGTACATCAAAACAGATAAAGACAGCAAGTATAGATCGTTGAATGGTGTCAAGGTCAAGCGTATGATCTTTGACACTCTTTATGATTGCAGACAGTTTCTTGACCAATACAGGGATTTAGATGATTGCCCGATTTATGGAAACACTGATTTTCTCACTCAATATCTCATGGAGACTTATGAGGCTGAGGTGGAATACGATCTTTCCAAGATCAAAGTCGCATACCTAGACTTGGAATGTGAGAGCGAAGATGGGTTTCCTGATTTGGACAACCCAAATGAAAAAATCAACCTGATGAGCATTCGGGTTGATGGTGCCACCTATGTCATAACTTCGAAGCCAGTTGATCTTCCAAACTGTAAAGTAATACTTACAAGTTCAGAAAAGGAACTCATCAAGAAAACCTTTGAGGTTTTGGCAAAGGAAGATGTAGACATCATTTCTGGGTGGAATATTAAACTCTTCGATATGCCCTATATAATAGGTAGGGCTAAACTCTTCTTTGACGAGAAGGAGATTCAGGAGTGGTTGCCTTTTGGTTTGATGAAGATGCGGGAAACGGATATCGGAGGAAAGGTCTACAAGATCTATGAATTTCCTGGATATACGATTCTAGATTACATGGATCTGTACAAAAAGTTCTCTGGAACGAGTCAAGAAAGTTACGCTCTAAATTTTATTGCAAAGGCGGAACTGGATGCTCAAAAACTTGATTACAGTGAGTATGGGTCTCTTCGGGAGTTTTACCGCAATGATTTTCAAAAGTTTGCGGAGTATAACGTCCAAGATGCAGTCTTGGTTGAACAGCTTGACAATAAGCTCAGACTGATCGACCTTGCAGTTTCTATTGCATATGAAGCCAAGATAACATTCGATACAGTTTTCTTTGCAACACGTATTTGGGAAACCATTTGCTGTGATTATCTATTCAAGCAAAGTATAATTCCACCACTGAAGCGAAGTTACGCCAAAGACGATCAGTTTGTTGGCGCATACGTCAAAGATGTAACTCCGGGGCTTTACAAGAACATTGTAAGCTTTGATGCCACAAGCCTTTATCCAAGCATTATCATGCAATGGAATATTTCACCAGAAACTTGTGAAAATAGTGATTCTTCACTTAATGCTGATGACTTCTTGAAAAACAAAAAAACCAGTATCCCAGATATTATTGAGGATGCTGAAAGCAGATCATGCTGCCTTGCCTGTAATGGTTCAATGTTTACACGTAATGTAAAGGGATTTATACCCGTTCTTATTGAAAAAACATTCAATCAAAGAAAAGAAGCAAAGTCTAAGATGATTGATCTTGAGAGAGAGTATGAGGCATCAAAGAATCAAGATTTGTTGCCACGTATTGCCGCACTCAAAATTCGTCAGTCAGTTAAAAAAATTCTTGCAAACAGTCTCTACGGTTGTTTGGGCAATCCCGCATTTGTCTATTCTGCACCACATCTGGCAACAGCTGTAACGGTAACCGGGCAAGTTATTATTCGTAAAGCAGAAAACTGTATGAACGAGTATATTCAAAGAATCACTAAAACAAATAGTGATTACGTCATTGCAGTTGACACTGATTCCGTATACTTGAATCTTGATCCAATAGTGGAGCAAATCTCCAAGAAAACAAAGATTGCAGATATCACCGAGTTCATCAATCAAGTCTGTGAGCAGAAGATACAACCTGAATTCAAAAAAGAGATGGAACTGCTTGCATACACTCTAGGTTGCCCGGAGAATAAGATCTTCTTCAAGCGCGAAGCGATTGCTTCAGCTGGAATGTTTATTGCCAAAAAGCGATATGCACTGCTCATGCAAGATCTTGAAGGAGTTCGTTTTGCCGATCCAAAGTTAAAGATCATGGGTCTTGAAACTGCAAGAAGCAGCACACCAGCAGTCGTTCGTTCTAAACTTAAAGATTGTATTCGTATTATCTTGACAAAAACCCCAGAGGAGCTGCGAGACTATGTGGATGAATTTTATGATGCGTTTATGATTATGCCTATTGAGGATGTCGCAGCTCCTCGGGGTGTCAAGGGTATCAACAAATATAAAGACAATTCTAATATTTACAAGACTGGAACTCCAATTGCTACAAAGGCAGCATTGTTACACAATGCTTATACAAAGAAACTAAACATAGATAAAGAAGTACAATCTATCAAGGAAAACGACAAGATGAAGTTTGTCTTTGTCAAAGTTCCAAATCCTTATGGAATGGGTGGCAAAGATGCTGTCATGGGATTCATTAACAAACCACCGAAGCAATTTCAACTTGAAAAATATATTGACCGCAAGAAACAGTTTGAAAAAACTTTTCAAGAACCTCTTGACAATATTCTCCAAGCCATAAACTGGACAATAAGTAAGCAGGCTACTCTTGATTCTTTCTTTGTTTGAGGTATAATAAAAAATGAAAAGTTTTTCTAAAAAATATAAACAGTATAGTACAAAAAAGTCTGAATTTATTGATGGTAAATATATTTTTAGTTCTAATTCAAACCACGAAATAAATTTTCCAAATAATAGTGTCATTGAAGAACAGAAGAGAGAAATTCAGAGACAGAATATAGTAATCAATCAACTCAAAGAAGAACTAGAAGAGTTGAAAGAAGAGATGGAATTGCTTAAAGCAATGAATCAGGAGTGTTAATATATGGTTAAGAAATTTAAATCTAGATATGGTGATGAAAGAATACTCACACTTCTTGAAGATGGATCTTACAAAATCGAAGGCAGGTCTTTGTTTACTCGCCACGCTGATGGGTTATTTGATTTTGAAGGTGGGCCATGCTATATTGTTGGTGATAGATTTTATGAAGGCGTTGGTGACCTAATCGTAGATTCAGTTAAACCAATTGAGGCATCCCAGAAAGACTGGGGTGCAGTTATTATTACAACAAGACAAATACCAAAAAGGAAGAAAAATGTCAAAGTATCTTAAAAATTTATTGAGTAAGATTGAAAATCCAGATGCATCTATCGTAGCAGATGGTATTGATGGTGCAGATGTAGCGGGCTATATTGACACGGGTTCATATGTTCTTAATGCACTGTTGTCTGGCTCCATCTACGGAGGTCTGCCAAATAATAAAATTTCATGCCTTGCGGGGGATCCTGCAACAGGAAAGACTTTTTATGCAATTGGGATTGCAGGACAATTTCTAAAAGACCACAAAGATGGAGTTGTTATTTATTTTGATACAGAGCAGGCTGTGACATCAGATATGTTCAATGCCCGTGGCGTTGATCCCGAACGTATTGCAGTTATTCCGGTTGCTACAATCGAAGAATTCAAAACACAAGCACTCAAGATTGTAAATGATATTATCGAACAACCAGAAGATGATAGAAAGCCAGTCTTTATGATTCTGGATTCTCTGGGAATGTTGTCTACTCGCAAGGAAATGACAGACTCTGCTGAAGGCAAAGATGTTCGTGATATGACTAAAGCACAGCAGACCAAGGCAACATTCCGTGTACTTACTTTGAAACTTGGGAAAGCAAAGATTCCCATGCTTCTTACAAATCACACTTATCAAGTAATCGGTTCTTACGTTCCAACAAAGGAACTTGGTGGTGGAATTGGATTGAAGTATGCAGCAAGTAACATTCTTACTCTCTCAAAGAGCAAAGACAAAACAGAAGATGGTGTCGTTGGAAACTTTATCAAGTGCACCAACTACAAGAATCGATTTGTAAAAGAAAACATGCAAGTAGAAACCCGTTTGAATTACACATCTGGGCTCAGTCGTTACTACGGACTAACGGATCTGGCACTAAAATACGGTATCTTCAAGAAGGTTTCCACTAGAGTAGAACTACCAGATGGAACAAAAGTATTTGAAAAAAATATTGACGAAGAACCAGAAAAGTATTATACTAAAGATGTTCTAGATAGATTGGATGCAGAAATTCAAAAGGACTTCAAGTATGGACAAGGTTCCTGACTATAAATTTTTAGACATAGAAGCAAAAGAAGACGAAACATGCCCTATTGAAATTCTTTCTGGAGAATTTGAGGGTATCGTGTATAAGTATGGAAAAATTTCATTGGAAGAACTTGATAGCGGAGATTTAAAAGTTAATATGCAAGTAGATATTATTGATTCTTTTGAAGGATTTGATCAAAACAATGAAAAGTTTACAAAAATAATTGGAGAAATTTTTGTGAACCTGATCGAACAAGGCGTTCAGAGCAAATCTGAGCCAGTTGATCTTGAAGACGATGTCCATCAAGATTAATGTTGGACAAATCATTATATAAGAGTATACTAAAATAATGGAAACAGTTATTCTAAAGAACTTGGTACTCAATGAAGAGTACGCAAGAAAAGTAGTACCTTTCTTGCAGGAAGAATACTTTCACGATAAGTGTGAAAAAACAGTATTCAACATTGTAAGCAAGTTTATTCTAAAGTACAATAACATCCCAACCAAGGATGCCATCCTTATTTCTCTTGAGAATGAAAAAGCTCTCGGTGAAATTGAGTTTAAGAGATGTGTATCTATTTCCGATGAAATGTACAAGGAAGGTGAGAAGTCCGACACCATTTGGCTTGTAGAAAACACAGAAAAGTTTTGCAAAGAAAAGGCCATCTATAATGGTATCATGGAATCCATTGGTATTATTGAAGGCAAAGACAAGGAGAAAACACAAAATGCAATTCCAGAGATTATGTCAAAGGCTCTGTCCGTCTCATTTGATACAAGAGTCGGGCATGACTTTCTTGAGGATGTGGATGAACGTTATGAATATTATCACAGAATTGAAGAGCGCGTTCCTTTCGATCTTGAGATGTTTAATACAATCACCCGTGGTGGGGTTAGGAAGAAGACGCTCAACGTAGTCATGGCAGCGTCGGGTGTAGGCAAGAGTGCATTCCTTTGCCATCATGCAGCAGCATGTTTGTCACAAAACATGAATGTGCTTTACATTACTCTTGAAATGGCAGAAGAAGAGATTGCAAAAAGAATTGATGCAAACCTTCTAGACTCGGACATGCACGTTCTTGAACAAATGCCAATCAACCAATACGAAAGTAAGGTTGAAAATTTCAAGAAGACTTGCCGTGGAAAGCTAATCATCAAGGAATATCCAACAGCAGCCGCCAATGTCACTCACTTCCGCAATCTTATGGAAGAACTAAAGATTAAGAAAAAGTTTATTCCAGATGTAATTTTTGTGGATTACCTGAACATCTGTTCTTGCGCTCGCTTTAAACTTGGCAACGGCATGAACAGTTACACTTATGTTAAAGGTATTGCGGAAGAGCTTCGTGGTCTTGCCAAGCAGTTCAACGTTCCTCTGTGGACGGCTACTCAGGTGAACCGTGAAGGTGCCAAGAGCAGCGATATGGAGATGACCGATACTTCTGAAAGCTTTGGTCTTCCCCAAACTGCAGATTTCTTCTTTGCTTTGATTGAGAATGAAGAACTTGCAGAAGCTGGGCAAATCATGGTTAAACAATTGAAGAATCGCGGAAACGATACTACTAAGAACCGTAAGTTCTTGGTAGGTGTAAATAAATCTAAGATGAAATTTTATGATGTTGACAATTCTAGCAACAATCTTGTTAATGCTAATAATACGGATGATGAAGGAGTCGGATCAGGATATGACGGTCAGGCGTTCAACCCGGCATTTGGAAAGAAAAAGAACAAAGCCGTGAACTGGACGTTTGAAGGCGCAAAATGACTCTATATATTGACAAGAAGTTTGTAAATCTTGTTTCTGGTTCACTTGAAAAATTCAAGTGGAAGAAAGAAACGCTAGCCACATGCAGATGTTTTAAGTGTGGCGACTCAAAGAGAAATAAGTCCAAGACAAGGGGATATTTCTTTGAGCATAAAGGACATTATGTATACAAATGCCACAATTGCGGTTTTTCTTCTAATCTATATGGGGTTCTTGAGTCTGTTAGCCCGACACTATGCAAAGAATACTCGTTCGAAATGTTTAAGGAAAAGACTCCAGAACCAATGGTTACAGAAAAGAAAGAAGTCAAGCAACCATCTTTCACTAATCTCGGTACGAGGCTTGACTTACTCAATGCAGATCATAAGGCAATAAAATATGTTCAGTCTAGACAAATTTCGAAAGAAAAGTATAGCAACTTTTATTACAGCCCTGATTTCAGTAAGATCATGGCCGATTTTGACAGAACCGGACATAAGGAAGCCAGACTCGTCATACCGTTCTACAATGAGGTGGGTGAGCTTGTTGGGGTTCAAGGCAGAGCAATTGATGACGAAAAAGCGATCAGGTACATCACGCTCAAAAAAGAAGGGCAAGAAAGGCTCTGGTACAATCTAGATAAAATAGATCCAAGGTCAACTATATATGTTACCGAAGGTCCTATTGATTCAATGTTTATTCCAAATTGCACAGCGATGCAGGGTGCAGGTTGGCTTGAAGAATTGCCTCCAAAGATTGCAAAATCAAAAGTAGTGTTCATATTTGACAATGAACCTAGAAACGCAGAAATTTCTGCATTGTTGGGTAGATACATAGATGCCGGAAGAAACGTAGTAATCTGGCCATCTGAAATAGACAAGAAAGACATCAATGACATGGTTATCGCATATGGAGAAAAAATAACCATGAAGCTGATTATCAATAATGTTTATTCTGGACTTAAAGCTAAAATGAAGTATACTTACTGGAAGAAAAATTAACATGAATAATAATAATAATGAAGACATGTCTGATGAAGATCTAGAAAAAGGTAGTGAAGCTTATTTAATGTTCGTTCATAGATTTTCTGAATACATCAAGGAGATGGACAGAGAACTTTGGCATAAAGCAAGAGAATACGCCCAAGACTTTACCAAGATTGATGGCGTTACTATTGAACTTATAGATGATGATGAAGAGGATACAGATGACAGAGACGACGCAAAACGCGGATCAGACTAATATTAAAGTTCTAGATCACGGTCACGTTCAACTGGTTGACTACATGGGATCTGATCTCAGCGTTGTCAATGCTGCTCGCGTTTCCTTTAACAAGGAAAGTGATTGGGATGGCGAACATAATTGGACAGGCTATCGTGAAAAAAAATTGTCTGACCGTGATGCTAAACTTATTAATTATCTTGCAAAGCACAATCACTTTACTCCATTCTGCCACGCTCAAATCAGTTTGAGAATAAAATGTCCAATTTTTGTCCGTGCACAACTCGGAAAGCACCAAATCGGTCTTGTCATGAATGAAGTCAGCCGGAGATATGTCACATTTGAGCCCGAGGTTTATATTCCCCTTTGGAGAAGTGCTCCAACAAATGGAGCAAAGCAAGGCAGCGCAGGTGCTATTGAAGACATGGACCTTTGCATCAAACTAAGACAAGAATATGAAGGAATTGCAAAGGAATGTATTGATCTTTACAATCGTCTGTTGGTCGATGGTGTTGCGCCAGAACAGGCAAGATCTATTCTCCCCCAAGGAACTTATACGGAATTTGTGTGGACTGGTTCTCTCTACGCATTTGCCCGCGTTTATAATCTGAGAATCGATAGCCACGCACAATGGGAAATTCAAAAATATGCTGAAGCAATAGATAAAATTGTTGCTCCACTCTTCCCAGTTTCGTGGAAAACTCTAACAACTAAATAAAGACACCAACCAAGGAGTAGCCTATTATGGCAGAAAATTTGTCACCATTTCAATCGTTTATTTTCATCTCGCGTTATTCTCGCTGGATTCCTGAAAAGAATCGCAGAGAAACCTGGGATGAATGTGTAGACCGTTGGTGGAATTATTTTACAGGTAAAGTTCCGCAACTTGCAGAGCGTCCTGACGTAAAAGAAGCAATCCTCAATCTTGAGGTTCTGCCTTCCATGCGCAGTCTAATGACTGCAGGCACTGCTCTGGATCATGACAACACTTGCTTGTACAATTGCTCGTACTTGCCAATTGACAGCCTTGATTCATTTGCAGAACTTTTTGTAATTCTCATGAATGGAACTGGTGTTGGATATTCTGTTGAGCACCAATACACGGATAAACTTCCACAAGTTGCAAACAAGATCGAAAAAGCCTTTAACATCACTTACGTTGTTGAAGACTCCAAAGAAGGTTGGGGCAACTCAGTTAGATTCTTGATGGATCACCTTTATGCTGGTCGCCACGTTAAGTGGGATCTCAGTAAGATTCGTCCGTCGGGTGCAAGACTAAAGACCTTTGGTGGTCGTGCAAGTGGTCCCGCTCCTCTTGACAATCTATTCAAGTTTATTGTCAAGGTGTTCTACAATGCACAGGGACGTAGACTCACTGCTCTTGAGTGCCACGACATCTGCTGTGCCATTGCAAACGCAGTTATCGTCGGTGGTGTTCGTCGTTCTGCCATGATTTCTCTCAGCGATCTTTCAGATCGTGAGATGGCACTTTGCAAGAGTGGTGCATGGTGGGAGCAGGCTGGTTTCCGTTCATACGCCAACAACTCTGCTGTATATCGTGGTCGTCCACCAATGGGTCAGTTCCTTGAGGAATGGACTTCGCTATACAACAGCCACAGCGGTGAGCGTGGTATGATCAACAGAAACGCTCTGCAGGAACAAGCAGCCAAATGGGGTCGTGATGAAACCTGTGAGTATGGCACAAACCCATGCTCGGAGATTATTTTAAAGCCGTTTGAGTTCTGCAATCTTTCAACAGTCGTTGTTCGTCCTGATGACACCGCTGCTTCCTTGAAGAAGAAGATTGAAATCGCCACCATCATAGGTACGGTTCAATCAACATTTGTTGACTTTCCATATCTTCGTCCAGAGTGGAAGAAGAACTGCGAAGATGAGCGTCTTCTCGGTGTTAGCATGACTGGAATCTATGACAACAAGTTGACCAGTGGGCTCGAAGGCAAGCCAAAGTTGGTACGTCTACTCGAAACCCTCCGCGATCACGCAACTGCAACAAACATGAAGTGGGCAGAGAAGCTTGGTATCAATCCAAGCAAGTCCATCACATGCGTGAAGCCAGAGGGAACAACCTCATGCCTTGTTGATTCGGCATCAGGTCTCCACCCACGCTACGCGGAACACTATTATCGTAGAATTCGTATTGATAAAAAGGATCCAATTTATAACCTCATGAAGGATCAAGGCGTTCCTTGCGAAGATGATGTGATCAATCCTAATAATACAGCGGTCTTCACCTTTGCTATGAAGGCTCCAAAGGGTACAACTACAACGGAAGATCTCCGTGCATTGGATCACTTGGATCTGTGGAAGACTTATCAGGAACATTACTGCCATCACAAGCCATCCATCACCGTCAATTACAAGGACTCCGAGTTCCTTGAGGTCGGTAACTGGCTCTGGGAGAACTTCGATGTCGCAACAGGCATCTCGTTCCTTCCCGGTGGTGACAATCACACATACGCTCAGGCTCCATTTGAGCAAATTGATTCTGCAACATATGCAGCGCATCCTAAGGTTAAGGTTAACTTCAAGGAGCTCTCTAAATATGAGGCAGAAGACAATACTGAGTCGGCAAAGGAATTTGCCTGCGGTGCTGGTGGTTGCCAGATAGTCTGATTCTTCATTCCTCGGTAGCTCAGTAGGTAGATGCGAGAAGCTGTTAACTTCTATGTCGCTGGTTCGATTCCAGCCCGAGGAGCATAAATGACCCCGCAGGGTTTAACCCTGCGGGGTTATAAATATTGGTATGCTGAGATTTAAACAATTTTTAAATGAAGAAAAATTGCAAAGAAGAATATTTACCGAACCACCATCACCACATGGTAGTATAAGTCTTGATGCACCTGTATACAATCAGATTACTCAAAGTGGAAAAAAAGCACAGTTTGATTTTAAAGATCCAGCAACGCAAACTAATTGGAGAAAAGCTAGAGAGCAATTTATAACTTCAGATGATGGGGCATGGGATTTTACGGATGTGGGCACATCAAATATAAAAGATACCAAAGCACAATCACCCAGCTATAAATTGGGACAAACTTTTAAACGATTTTATTCTATAAAAGGAATCGAAACATCAGCTGTTCAAAAACAAGTTGCCGATGCGATGGGTGATTATAACGAAAGAATGAATAATCTAGCAACCCATTTTGGAACAAATTTTTCTTATAAAGTTCCAAAGCATGCACAAAGTGCCGCCGAACATACCGATACACTAGTAGTACACCATTACGATCTTCCAGACTCCTCTTTATCCAAATCCATAGATGCCACCACAAAAGAGTGGGCAAAAAAACATGGCATAGAATTTTTAGATAGACAAGGTACAGACATAGGAGTGGATAGCAAAGAGCATGGAAGCTTTTCCCAACAACTAGCCAAAGGTATTATCTCAGGGCAAAAAGGTTCTTTGGGGCAAATGGGACAAAAATTAGTAGCAGATGCAGTTGGAAAAGTAAAAAATTCTGCACCACAAACAGTTAAAAATTTAGGAGCGGCTGGTTTAGCTACAGCTGGAGCAATTGCTGGTTCGGCTTTAACACAGGGGACACAGGCAATGACAGATGCCTTTGGTATGATGGCTACTCTTCCTTCGCCCAAAGATAGAATGCAAATTGAAAAA